AGGGATGCTCCTGAGGGGTTTAGGTGATTAATGATTATTTATGACCTATGACAAGACTCCAAAAAAGCACAGAGTATCATCTGCGATACTCTGTGAAAATTAAACAAAAATATCATCTCTATTAAGCTCATACGCTGCCTGTGCTTATTGTAGTTTACATATTATTGGCGGCTTTGCAATTTTACAATTATGTTTCCAAGAGGGATGAATAATAAAGAAAAAGCTATGACAAACGAAGAAATTAAAAAAAAGTACAAAATAGAACCCATCATGAAAGAGATGTGGGTTTGGGATGATGATAAATTAGACGCACAGGTTAGGTTGGTTTTGTATAAGAATAATGATAAAACTCACTCTTACAAGTGTTTGTTTGGCTTTTATGCAAATGCATCAGAAACCAACCCGAACGAGCCACAAGAGCCACAGCTTGGAGATATGGGGTATTTTTGGGATTTCCAAAAAGCCTATGCCTATGGCGAATTAATAAAGATTTATGAGAAGCAAACCCATAAATATGCGGTTTGCACCAATTCTTTTTTTATAAACTTCTCGAAAGAGAAACAACCTTGGATGAAATGAAAATAAACGAAGATTTATTACAAAAGGTATTGCAGATTAAACAAAACGAAAAGAAACCTTTAAAAAGAGGCTTTAAAACGTGGCTTAAATATATCTACAATTACAAAAGCGAAAGTTTATCTCTATGAATGGAGAATCTATTGCCTTTGACGTTTTGGACGATACATACATCACCATGCCAGCAGATGCAGGTAACGATGTCACCAGCGGAGGCATATTTTAAATCCTTTTTGTAGGAAACTTTATCTTGTAAAACTTTGTATTTTTGCATAAAAACAAATTTAATAATTACATTTGTTAAATGAAAGTAATAAAAGCAAACATTGCAGACGTCAAAATTAATCCAAATAATCCGAGATTAATTAAAGATGATAAATTTACCAAGCTGGTGCAGTCGATTAAAGACTTTCCAGAAATGTTGGAAATACGCCCTATTGTCGTAAATTCCGACATGGTAGTACTTGGTGGCAATATGAGATTAAAAGCCTGCAAGGAAGCTGGAATAAAAGAAGTGCCTATCATTATAGCAGATAATTTAACCGAAGAGCAACAAAGGGAGTTTTTAATTAAAGACAACGTATCAGGCGGTGAATGGGATTGGGATATGTTAGCCAATGAATGGGATGCAGAGGAGTTGGCAGATTGGGGGTTGGATGTTCCAGCATTTGAAACTGACGAAGTTTTAGAAGCTGAAGAAGACGACTTTGATGCAACACCACCTGCCGAACCGATTACGGTTTTAGGAGACCTTTACGAAATAGGAGAGCATCGTTTGCTTTGTGGGGATAGTACAGATAGCGACCAAGTGGCAAAGTTAATGAATGGTAGTAAAGCAGATATAAGTTTTACAAGTCCGCCGTATAACACAAAAGAAAATGCAAAATTAAGCCCACATCAAACTAATGGAACAAAATACAATTCTTATTCTGATGACTTAGAAGATGATGAGTACTTAAAACTACTAACGGATTTTACAAATAACACGCTCTTATTTTCAGAATATAGTTTTGTAAATATTCAAAGTTTGTCAGGTAATAAAACCGCATTGATTGATTATTTGTATAATCTAAAAAATATTTATGCGGACACTTTAATTTGGAACAAACAAAATGCACAACCAGCAATGGCAAACAATGTATTAAATTCACAATTTGAGTATGTACACGTTTTTAGTCATAAAGCAAATAGAGCAATAGGCACAAAAGAATTCAGAGGTACAATAAGCAATGTTGTTGATATAAGTAAACAAACAGCAAATAAAGTGAAAGAACACAATGCGACTTTTCCTATGGACTTTGCATCATTCTTCGTATCAAACTTTTGCGTAAAGTCAGTTATTGATTTATTTTGCGGTAGCGGAACTACAATGGTTGCATCACACCAACTTAAACGCAAATGTTACGGAATGGAATTAGACCCTAAGTATTGTGATGTAATAGTAAAGAGAATGATTAAACTTGATGACACTTTAACAATAAAAAGAAACGGCATTGATGTAACAAAAGACTGGAAATAATGGCTTATAATACTGAAGATTTATTTAACACAGCAATAGAGCAGATAAAGAAAAATAAACTCTTCTTTATTGAAGATATTATTGCATTTATGCCTTGTGTAAAATCTACATTTTATGAGCATTTTCCAAACGAATCGAACTACTATAAAAAGATGGTTGAGGAGTTAGAACGCAACCGAACAGAGTTAAAAGTTTCAATGAGGTCTAAATGGTACAAATCAAACGCTCCAGCTTTACAGTTGGCATTAATGAAATTAATAGCAAACCCAGAGGAACTTCGAAAGTTATCAATGACACACCAAGCAGTAGAAAAATTTGAAACACCAATCTTTAACGGCTTGGACTTAGATGTTACAGAGGACAACAGCACAAAGTAAGATTGCCAGCCTTAGAAAGAGAATAAGGATAGTACAGGGCGGAACCTCCGCATCAAAGACATTTAGCATTATTCCGATGCTAATAACCTACGCCAGCCAAACACCAAACTCGGAAATATCAATAGTTGCTGAATCCATACCACACCTAAAAAGAGGTGCAATAAAAGACTTTGTTAAAATCATGCAGATGACAGGAAACTGGAATGATGCAAGTTTTAATAAGTCCGACATGAAGTACAAATTTGCGAACGGTTCATACATCGAATTTTTTAGCGTTGACCAGCCCGACAAGTTAAGAGGAGCAAGGAGGCACGTTTTGTTTATTAACGAATGTAACAACGTTCCTTTTGATGCTTACCTGCAATTAAGCATAAGAACATCAAAGTTCATTTATTTGGATTACAATCCAAGTAATGAGTTTTGGGTGCATACGGAACTAATGCAGGATAAAGATGTGGACTTCATTATACTAACATACAAAGACAATGAAGCTTTAGACCAATCTATTATAACTCAAATCGAGAAAGCCCGGGACAAAGCTAAAACTTCAAAGTATTGGGAGAATTGGTGGAATGTTTATGGGCTTGGTTTGGTGGGCAGTATGGATGGCGTAATATTCAGTAATTGGCAGCAAATTGATTCTATTCCAAAAGAAGCCAAATTATTCAGTTATGGCATGGACTTTGGATTTACAAATGATCCGACAACATTAGTAGCTGTTTACCGGTACGACAACAAATTAATTATTGATGAGTTAATATATCAAACAGGTTTACTTAATTCTGATATTATAAGACTATGCAAGAATTTAGAAGATAGAAACGTTTATATCACAGCAGATAGTGCAGAACCTAAAAGTATTGAGGAAATAAAGCGAGCAGGCATTTATATTAAGGCGGCAAACAAGGGCAAGGATTCGATTAATCATGGAATTGATATATTACAACAGCATGATATATTAATAACGTCTAAGAGCGTTAATTTAATAAAGGAGTTTAGGAACTACACATGGGATGCTGATAAGGCAGGGAATAAATTAAATAAACCTATTGATGCTTATAATCATGGAATTGATGCATTGAGGTATGCCTGTGAAGGTTTAAGCGTTCCAAAATTCAACCTTTGGGATATTTCATAAAATAATTATACATTTGCATTTAAAACATTAATTATGGGGGCTTTAAAGTGGTTAGGGTTAAATAGAAAGAAGGCTATTGAGGTGCAAGACCCGCAAGTGGTCAAAATTGTTTATAACGGAGATTTTGGCGGGTATAGACCTTTGGTTTATTTCGGAGACGAAACGCAAATATACATAGACCAAGGATTCTTAGGCAATCACGTTATATTTACCATTACAGACTGGGTTGCTCGTAAAATGGCATCAGTTAGCCCGATAGTGTACAGGATAAAGAACAAGACTGCATTAAAGCAATATAAAGCCTATCAATCTAATTTCAATGTCAAAAACATTGCAAAAATTAATGAGCTAAAGAAAAAAGCATTTGAAAAATTAGAGTTAGAAGATCACCCGCTGGTTGAATTGCTTAATAAGCCAAACCCGACACAAAATTGGGATGAGTTCGTTTACGGATATTTAGTTTACAAAAAGTTTGTAGGTAGATGTTTTATAAAAGGTTCAAGGGTAGAGAATAGCGTCAGGACAAAAGGATTTCAGCAGATATACTTACTACC